GGAAGCCCATGTGCAGGTACACGTTGATCCCGACGATCATGTGCTCGTCGGGCGGCAGGTCGGGGCAGTCGGCTCCGTTCTCTGCCAGCCATTCGTCCGTGGGTCTCTTCTCGACCTCCCACGTGACCATCATGGGGTTCGGGGGAAGCTCGGCTTTCGCCTGGGCTCGTTTCGCTGCGTTCCGCTTCGTGGCCAGGGAGCTGATTTTTCTCATCTTCCCCAGTATACCCACCTTGACCACCTAGGGCACCTATTAGCGGCTGGTGTTTCGATGTCTCTACCGTGAGGCCTGCGCGTGTCCATTGTTGGTCGCACGACCGGAAACTCTATTCGAAGCACCTGCCCTAGAAGCTGATTGCTCCGTCCAAGACAACCGGACATGTCCATCGAAGTCCAACAACAGGGGGTCCGTCGTGGTCGTAATCTGCTTCTGCTTCTGAGGCGACATTGCTACATGTCGCAATTGAACATGTAGCTTCGACGTGCTACAAGTAGCGCATGCCGAATGGTTTCGTGAAGATATACGGTTCAAAACTGATAACCAGTTCACTGTGGGACGAGGCTCCGGAAGTGCGTTTGGTGTGGCTTTCGATGCTTGCCATTGCCGATCAGTACGGCATCGTTGACACCCCCAACGAGAAGGCTCTCGCCAGGGTGCTTAACCTGCCACGTGACTACCTCGAAAGGGCCCTGGCTGTCCTCATGTCGCCCGACGCGGGCAGCCGCACGCCCACGAACGAAGGCCGGCGCGTTGTCCGTGAGGGCACGGTCTTCAAGTGCGTCAACTACGAGCTGTATCGCGAATTCAGATCGGTGAAGCAGGAGGCCGACCGGAAGCGCATCGCCTCCCAGCGCGCGGAAGCGGCGGCGAGAGCGGCGAAGCGAGAAGCTCGGAAGGTTACTCGCATCGGCACCGTCAAGGACGACGCTGGATACAACCTGCACTTGATGGCGCAGGATGCCCAGGGGCGCAAGCCGTGAGCTGGTCTCAGTGCTGGTGGTGCAACGGCGCACTCGGCAGGCCCTGGCGCCGCGACCCACGCGTGAAGTTCTGCGACGCATGCGGAGAGCGCACCGTTGATCCCGAGGTGCTCAAGCGAGAAGCCGCAGAGGACCGACGTAAGCGCCGGTCGCCAGCACCGCAACCGTGATAGAGTAGAGGCCATGCCCCCCAGGAAATCACGACAGCAGGAGATCGCCCAGGCCGTTGAGGCTGCCCTCGCCCAGGAACGCCGCGCCTTCCACAGCGCTGGCGGGCGCGCTCGCATGGCCACCCTATCCCAGGAGGCCCGGCGCGCGATGGCCCGCAAAGGTGCGGTGGCCGCGAACGCCGTAAAGGCTGCCAAACGAGCTATTTCCGGTCGCGCGACCGAATAATACGATTTCGCTTGCAGTGCTAGCGCGGCTCGGTTACTGTCAGGTGGTCAGGTTGATTCGCAAACACCCAACCACGGGAGTGACCAAATGAACGAGGAAGCGAAGCGCGCACATGCGCAGTTGAAGGCGGACTACGATCGGGGGATGGACGAGGCGCGGGGCGTGGTGGAGGCGCCCGTCGACAGCGAAGAGACGGCGCCCGAGTCGCTGACGATGCGCGAGTTGGTGTACGGCGAGGTTCAGTTCGCCTCCCCTGGCGCGTCGGTGGCCGAGGTGCTCGCGAACCAGCGGCGCAACCGGCGCATCTTGGAGCGCGCTGGGCTCGCTGCCACGGATTGCGACGGGGACAACGGGACCGACGCACGGGGGAAGCTGTGAACTGTGGAACTGCGGGATGTTGGTGCGTTGGCAGGGACGCGATGCTTACCAGCCGCTTCTGCCAGGCGTGCAGTGGCGCCGGGTGCCCGGCCACGCCCGTCTCTACGCCGTGCCTTGTAAAGCACGTCACGCCTGTTCTCGCCGCTCCCGTGACGATCGTCCTGATGCAGGCCGAGCCCAACGCGTGGACGGTGGAGGTGACCCTCGAGGGGAAGTTTCGCTACGTCTACGCCGGCAAGCCCACGCGGCGCGAGGCGCTGGCGGCAGCGGTCGAATGGCTGGAGCGCGCGTGACCACCGGACAGGCCGTGGCGACGGCGCTTCTGATCGGCACCTGGATCGGCATGCTCGCGTTCGCGGACATCCTGACCCAGTGGCTGGAGCGCCGGCTCGTTGAGCGAAACAAGGCGCTGTTGCGGCGCCCCCGATGCGGCCACGGGCGAGTGGTCGAACTTTGCGACGAATGTAACTCCACCAACGAAGGCACCCAATGATCAAAATCACCAAGTCCTCAGACCCCATCGAAGTGAAACAGCTGGTCGTCTGCATCCACGGCGACCCGGGCATCGGAAAGACCTCCCTGGCGTTCACCGCCGAAAAGCCCCTGTGCCTGGCGTTTGATGCCGGGGTGTACCGGGCGGGCTCGCTGCGCGGGGACTGCTCGCTGGTTCAGCAGTGGAGCGACGTCGGCAACCTCACCGCGGCGGACTTCGCGGGATACAAGACGGTCATCGTCGACACCGCGGGGCGCGCGCTCGATTGCCTCGGGGCCACGTTGATTGCCGAGGACCCCAAGAACGCGAACCGCAACGGCGGGCTCTCGCTGCCTGGCTTCGGCGCCCTCAAGACGACGTTCACACAGTGGCTCAAAAACCTGCAGTACATCGGCCTGGACGTGGTGCTGGTCTGTCACAGCGACGAGCAGCGCAAGGGCGACGAACTGATCACCCGCCTCGACATGCAAGGGGCATCGAAGAACGAGGTCTACAAGAGCGCCGACATGATGGGGTCGGAGTCCCTGGAGCGCGGGAAGCGGGTGCTCAACTTCTCGCCCACCGACACCGCGTTCGGGAAAAACCCTGGCCAGCTCCCGAAGCTCATGGTTCCCGATGCCGGACCCGAGTTCTCGGGGTTCCTGGCCAAGGCCATCGCCGCCACCAAGGCCGCGCTGAACAAGCAGGGTGCCGCCCACGTGGCCGAGAAGGTCTCCCAGGCTCAGTGGGCGGAGAAGATCGAGAAGGCTGTCACGCCTGAGGACTTCAACGGCATCATCGGCGCGGCGATGGCCGAGGGCGCCCCGAAGGTCATTGGGCAGATGATCGCCAAGGCTGCCAAGGGCCTCGGGTTCGAGTTGGACAAGGCGACAAAGACCTACCGCGATGCGGTCGCCAAGGCCGCGCCGTGAAACGCTGGTGCTCGCACGACCGTTGCGACTTCGAGGGTTCTCACATCCACGTGAGCGAGCTGGAGACGATGCGCCACTGGAAGGACGACGAGGAGGGAACGCTGGAAGGCCTGATCTCGAAGCTCCGCGACGGCCCGAAGATGAACCCGCAAATGGAGGCGGGGAAGGCATTCGCGGCGCTGATGGAGGACGCTGACGACGGCGTTGCCGACGGGGCGACCCGCGACGGATGGACGTTCACGTTCTCGGCCGACTTCCACGTGTCTCGGCCACCGTTGCGCGAGATGCAGGCCGCGATGCCTTTCGAGACGCCGCTCGGGACGGTGACCTTAATTGGGCACTGCGACTCCACCGGAGGGCGCGAGGTTCACGACGACAAGCTGACCGAGAAGTGGGACGCCGAAAAGTACGTCGACAGCCTCCAGTGGCGGGCCTATCTGCTGATGTTCGATGCGTCGTGCTTCGTGTACGACGTGTTCGTTGCCAGGTACCGGCGCCGCAACGACGAGATCGTCCCAGGTCAGGTGACGGTGGCCGAGTACCACCGCCTCCCGTTCTACGCCTACCCAGGCATGAAGCGCGATGTGCAGCGCGCGGTCGAAGAGTTGGCAGCATTCATGTTCCGGCACCTGCCGGAACGGTTCGCAACATAGGAGGATGGACAATGGACGCAACGAAATTGGCTGAGATCATCAATCTGCACGGCAAGTGGCGGCGAGGCGAAGAGGGCGGTTCGCGGGCGAACCTGCGGGGCGCGAACCTGGGGCGCGCGAACCTGGTGGGCGCGAACCTGGTGGGCGCGAACCTGGTGGGCGCGAACCTGGAGGGCGCGTACCTGGTGGGCGCGACGATCATGCCCGACGGCCGCACGTGGGACGCCTACCGAGCTGACCACCTCGCCGACCTGTGCACGACGCCCGAGATTCACGCCAAGGCGCTGGCAGCGTGGGGAGGCCACTCCTGGCGAGACTGCCCGATGCACGCCGCCCTCAACATCAACAGCGCCATGGAGGCGCCCCAATCGCTGCGACTGCGCGTCGCGTGCTGGGTGGCGCTCTATGATGCGAACCTGCTCCCGAAACCCGAACCGTTGGCCGAGGTGTCGCCGTGATCAAGTGGCTCAAGAACAAGATCGTTTCCCTGGATTCCATCGTCGTTGAGAAGGGATTCAAGGCCCGCTTGAAGGCTCCCCACATCGTGGCACTGGCCGAAAGCATCGCGGCCAACGGCCTGATCGAACTGCCCGTCATCGACGGGGATAAGCACATCGTCTCGGGGCGCGATCGGCTCGCCGCGCTGATGATCAACAAGGTCGAACGCCATGAAGTACGCGTGTGTAGCGGGACGGCCGAGGAAAAAGAAGTGCTCACCATTGAAGAGAACTACCGTCGGCGGCGCACCGACGACTACGCCGAGCAGGCCGCGCGGCTGGTGGCGCTCGGGGTAAAGGAATTCGCGATGCCCGACGTGGTCGACCCAGAATTACCGGTCGAG